TCTTTTAAATTTTTCATTTCTGATACATCATCTAAAAATGAACATCCGGAGAAATTAGCCGTAATTAAATCTTTATATATTTTAGTAATAGTTACAATAGTTCCTCTTATAGAAATATGCTCTATATTTGAAATATTATCATATCTATCAATACTATTGCCATCAGTTATTAATATCTTTAGTTTAGGTAAGAAAGGTATAATTTCAACATTTGTTCTTGAAATATCTAATAATCTAACATTAGATAATTTAGAAATATTAGAAATATTAGTATTTGCCACGAATATTTCATCTATATTATAAAGATTATCTATATTAGTTATATCAGTATTGTTAAGTTCTATTTTTGATATATTGTTAAAAACGGGAATTTCATTTATATTTTTACATCCATTTAATATTAAAGTTCTAAGACTTGGTATATTTATAACCCATTCCAATCGAGATATACCCGTATTTGATAAATCAATAATATTTAAATTATTATATAACACAATATCATCTATTTTACTATTTATATATTCATCATTAACTGTATTAAGCATATAGTTTAAGTCTAATTTATAAACATTTGTATATGCTGTATTTATTATATCAATAACATATAATTTAAGGTTAGGAAACATTTTAACTGCTTCATTAATATAAAATTTATTCATCAGTATAGGGGCTTCTTTTTTAAAGATATGACTATTTTTTTTAATTGTATCACGCAAAAATCTATTAACTGTTGATAATTCATGAATATCGCTATATGACAATAAATCTGCAATTGACAAAACAATATCTGCTGTTAGAAACATTTTATTTATTATGTATATATTCATTTTTCAATATAAAAATTGAATTTGAAAAATATAATAAAAATGAATTGCGAGGTCTGCGGAAAGTCATTCAAATCTAAGTCTGGTCTTACTTTACATATTAAAAAAAATATTATGTGCCAAAATATCAAACCAGAATATGATTTAATAATAAATGAAATTTCGGTTGAAACCAACGCAAAAAATAAAAATATTGTATATAATTGTATTAAGAAATTAACTGATAATGGAGTTCTTATATTATTTGTTAATAAATGGTATATTTCTAATATTAAAAACATATTTATTGAAGCAAATTTTACCGATGTGAATCTGGAAATATTTTTATGGAATAATGAAGAAGAAAAAAAGTTTGGTATAATGTTTTCTAGAAATAAAAATAATTTAAAAAAAAATTACTTTGAATCTTCAGATATTTCAGCTTTAGAAAAAGTCCTTATTGAAGAATATTCTGCAAAATCATTTGTAAATTATATCGAAGAACCACAGAGCGATAATTCTCATGATTCCGAATCTAATATGACAAGAATAATAATTGATGATACTGAAAAAATAGATATTAATGATTTGGATGATTAGAATATTGCATAAAATTTATTTTTTATGTTTTTTATGTTTTTTATAAAAAATAAATGTTTTGTATAAAATTTATTTTTTTTATTTTTGTTTTGTACAAAACATTATTATTGTTTTTTGTAGCAAATTAGAGGATATGTTGTATATAATTGATTATCTATAGTGGAATTAGTAAAAGTATGATTCATATTAATTACAAATGGGTCAAATATCTTATTTCCACATATCTTTAGTAATTTTGAATTTTTTAATATTTTATAGTTTTTATCTACATAATTTATATAATCATTTTCTTTATCAAATTTAATGCAGTTATCGTTAAACAAAATATAATATCTACAGCTCATTTTATTTATATATTACAATTCATTTTTTAACTTGTATTTTAAATATGTTGCTTCGTGTTCCAATTCCATAAATGAACGTATATTAGAATGAGAAATAAAATGACTAATAGATAATAATATTGTAATTATAACACATAACACATATTTTATTAATTGGTTTATTAATTGGTTTATTAATTGTGTTATAAAAATATTTAACATTAAAATATTTTTGATATCAATACTAAGAAATATAAATAAAATAAAGCATATAAAAGCATTTCTTAGGTGATTTTTATATTCATTATATGATTGCAACTTACCACAATTTAATTCATTTATCATATTATCAATTATAGATATTCTTTTTGAAATATTTTCTTTATTTTCTCTATTTTTAGTATTTAAAATATTTTCTCCATATTCTAACAAAGCCATTTGCCCTATATGGTCTGATATAGGAATATTATCTTTTGTATGAATATTTATTAATTTTGCTTTTTTAACATTCCATTTTATATTATTAAAAAGTATATAATCTAGTCTCTGAGGCGCTGTTTTTTTACATAAAAATGTGGAATATTTTTTTGGATATAATTTTATTTCTCTTTCTTGCTTTTTCATTACATCTTGCATATTAGTTAATTCCTCTATTATAGAAATATTAGGAGAAGACAATACTTTATGTATATTATATTCATCACTATTAAAATCTCCACAAACTATAGCTAAGTTATCTTTAACTGTATTCTTAATAAATTGAGCCATTTCGAATATTTGTGATACTCTATGAAATCTGTATTCATCTATTTTATTATTTTTAATATCAGTAATCTTATCAGCATAATTTGCATGTAAATGAGAAACATATAATTGTATGATTCCTAATTCTTGAGGTAATTTAATATAACATAATCCAACTCCTTTTGCTCCAAAATAATCTGCATGTAATATTTTATGAGGACTTCCATTTATTGAATATTGCTTATACATAACTTCTATTATTGGATATTTAGACAATACTATTATTCCGGTTCCTGCTACTGTATTCCAAAATGGAAATCCTGTTCCGTGTTTAAAATAATGTGAATAAAAGCCATAAGAAAATGATATTTTATTTAATAAAATAATGTCATCTACATGTGCTATTTCTTGCATAACAACAATATCATATTTTTTTACTGCTTCTATAAAAATATTTAATCTATATTCTATATTTTTAGAAAAAGGAAGCATAGAAACATTATATGTTATAATTTTTAATGTTTTCTCAAAATTATTTTGTTTTTTATCATTATTGATAATATCATGATTTATTTCATAATTATTTATTTCATAATTGTTAATATCATTTTTTTTATTAAAATCTTTAATGTATCTATTTATAACATGCATTATTAATGATAATATTTACTATTTACAATAAAAACTTAATTTTGAATTCAAAAAAAAATATATATATTTTTTTATTTATTTTATAAAATGAATTGTAAATTTAAGTGGAATAACGAAGGACTGCGGATCCATCGGTAATCAGCAAGAAGTTGATAGCGCTTGCTACAACAACGAGGAGACCATTTACAGTGCTGCTGATAACATCGGATGCGTATTTAACATAGAACTCACGAGCACGAGATACGTTAATGTGTCCGCTGGGTTGGTATGTTCCGGGGTAAAGGCAGAAAGGAACGAACATGCTTCCTACATCCTGAGGGGCATTTACATTGGGTCCTCCATAATGATAAGCAGTGTAAGCATTGAAGAATTGGCTGGGGAACTCCTTGTAGATATCAACACCATGAGCTGAAAGGCTGAGGGTTGAAACTGTAGAAGTCCATTGCTTAGCTTGGAGTTCAAGACCTTCATCAAGAACAGCATATACTTCACTTCCTGCATATGTAATATCTACATTAGGTGTTGGTGTAACAGTTGCAGATGTCGCAGCAGCGGCAACAGATGCAGTAAGAGTAAAACGCATACCGTTAATCTCAAGAACTGTTCCTGCAGGAATAGATCCAGCTGTTTGAGTTTGTCCTTGTCCTCCAACTCCAGTGCTGGTTCCAGTAACTCCTGTCTCAGTAGGGAAGTTAAGAGCATAAAGACCAACGAATGATCCGCCAGTAAGTGTAACAACACCATCTGCCTCATTAATATGGATTGAAGTTACTGCTGATGTAACTACCTTTTGTTTAGCACCAACACTGTATCCAGAAGTTCGCAGCTGTTTCTGAGCATACCAAGAATATTTATCCCAGCAGTCGAGATTTTGTGCCATAAGAGCATTAGAGCTGGGAGAATAGTAATCCTTAACCTTGCAACCAACGAACATGTATTCAATGGGCCACTTAAGGTTCTGGAGCAGAAGATTGTCAGAAGCATTATTAACGGTGAATACCTGCATACGATGAACGCGGATAAGAGAGAATCCAACGCGTTGAATGTAAATCTTATGGACTTCGGGGTTCATGAAAATATTGTTAATGTAAAGTTCAGCCTTGCTAACGCTAACTGTTCCAAGGGAACCATTGGGTGAAGCCCAAGTTCCAGTTCCACGGGGAACAAGTCCAACAAGTTCGTTCTGGTTGGCAAGCTCAAGGTTAATGAAACGCTGACCATAAGGAATTGCAACTGAGGGAACTGCAAGACGAACATCCTTATTATACCAGAAAAGAAGAGGAACGAACATTTCAAGGCTTCCAGTTTTCTGAGCAGTGGGTGTCTGGTTTCCAAGTGCAACCTGTCCAAGAACGCGGTGAGTAGGAGCTGCAAGGTTGTTTCCAGCCCAATCGGGTTGGCGAACATTTGCGTCAAGAGCCTCCTCTTGTCCTACGCATCTCTTCCATGCGGTAAGCTTGTTAGGAGCAACGCGGTATTCACGATGAGCAACGGTTGCGTGGGTCTCATATGTATCAAGAGGATTTCCATTAACCTCTTGAGTAACTTTCTTAAGAAGTCTCTCTCCAGGCCACGAGCACCATCTCATAGAAGGAGCATTTCCAGAGGCAGTTCCGCCATCAACGGTAAGAGTAGGTTGAGTAAGAACAACATGGAATGCAATATCATGGAAGAAATCTCCGAACTGGGGAATGCTAAATTGAATAGTTGAACCAAGAGCGGTTGTTCCGGAGCTAGGGGTTACCTTGTTATATTCAAAACCAAGTGCTGCGAAAGGCTTAAAATGAGCATTTGTGAAAAGAATATGGGTTTTCTCAATGTCAAGAAGAGTAGGAAGATTTCTCACATCATCACTGGGAATATTTCCATAGAGAACGCGGTTATTTGCGGTTCTCTCAACTTGAATGCTTCTTAAACGCTCGCTAAGAAGCTCAGTTGCCATAAGCATTCTATCCTGCTTACCATCATTTGTAATAATAGTAAAAATACCTCCTGTTGCCATATTTAAACAATAGAACTATATCATAGATAATATATTTTTGTTTATTAATAATAATATATTTTTTTATTTAATTATTATAAAACATCGTATATAAAAAAAAATAATCATAATATATAAAATATCGATGATTTACGAATTCTTATATTTTTAAATTTTCCTTTATAATTATTTTTTTTATAAAAAAATATATTGTATTTAATATTACAATAAAATTTATAAAAAAATATAATTATATTTATAAACATATTCATATATTTTTTTGTGGAAATAATAATTTTTAATATATAAAATGGCAAATAAGAATAACCAAGATAAAACTATACTAAGTGATGAACTTTCTCCTTCAAAGTTAAAAGAAGTTGATGATAGTCTTGCTCCTCATAATCTAGGAAAGAATTCACCACAATTTTATGATAATGAACCAAATATTCCTGTTTTTATTTATGTTCAACGTGAAGTATATAAACCTTCTGTATCCCTTAAAGGTTTAATTTTATGTATGCTTGTTATTATTTCAATAATTTATTTAATTTATATATTATTCATAAAATTATCACTAACTGGTTTATATGTAGATAATAAAGGAAATTTATTTGAATTATATCATGATAGGGCATCTGATAATGTAAGAATTCTTATTAACAATATGGAAAGTGGGGATGCAAAATTAAATGGTAATATATTGAATTATGGAAATAATAAAGGATTATGGGATGGTTCTAATAGAATAACTTTTCTAAATAATGGTTTGAAATTAGTTAGAATAAAATAGATTTATCTATGAATAATTTATAAAAATAAAATAGATTTATCTATGAATAATTTATAAAAATAAAATAGATTTATCTATGTTGCAAATCTTAAAGTAGCCGTATTATTATTTATTAATAAGAAATTGATGCATTCCGCGCAAACATAAAATTCAACTGGATTTGTAGAATTTATATAAGTAGTATTAGTTAAAGGATTTATAGCAGATTCATATGATAAAACTAATTCTCTATTTTGTGATGTATTAAAATGTCCGCTTGGTTGTTGGTCTCCTGGTTTCCTTGCAAAATGTAAAGCATACCATCCTAAATCTTTTGGGGTTCTTACGTTATATGCATATGGCATATAATCACTATAAAATTTAGCGGAAGTTTTAGGAAACAATGAAACATCATGTGCTTTTAATTGTATATTATCTATTACATGGTCTTCAACTATAAATTGCGCTTCATTAACTTGAACTTCATCATTTCCTACTATAACAGGTTGTTTTATAGTTCTTTCTGTTATTATTGAATTTCTATACCATTTCTGAGAATGGTCATCATTATTTTTTGGTCTAAACCCAAAATATAAAGATTCAACTGGCCACTTTACCGTATGTAATAAAATATTGTCATTATGTTTAATTAATGTAAAGTTATTCTGTAATGTAACTCTGATTAATTGAAATCCAAATTTAGCAGTAAAAATCTTATATATTTCTGGTAATAAAAATATATGGTTTATGTATAATGAACATTCAGTTAATTTTAATTCATTATGTAATGGTTCGGGACTTCCGCTATAATTAGCATTCGTAATTAACTTATCAGCTGATTCTAAATCAATTTCTATATTAGTTTGTCCATAATTAATTAGAAAATTAGGAAAACTATTTTTTATATCTTTAAACCAGAACAATAAAGGAATCCATAATTCAACTTGTGGTTGAACAGTTTTAAATGTTTGATTTCCATCTCCAAAATATTTATATTCTCTTACTTCATCAACTAATGGGTCAGCTGTTAAATATCCTAATTTTGGAGTTTCTTGTCCTATACATTTTAGATAACTAGATTCTTTATCCGAAGTAACATTATATTGATAATGTATATTATATTTTTCATTTGTATATGAATCCAAAATTTGATTTCCTATAGAAAATGTTGTTTTTTTAAGTAATCTATGTCCCAACATTTCATAATATCTTACTTTATCTTGCGCATGATATGATTGAATTGAATTAAATTTAACATTTAAAACCATATCATTAACAAATTCTCCATAAATAGGTAATGTAAATACTGCTCTATTTCCTAATTCAGGAAGAACACCTCCTTTTACATAATTTTTACTATATTCGCTAGCAATAGATACAAATGGTTTAAATGTTGAATTAACAAATAAAATATGAGATTGTTCAATTGTTGCTAATGAAGGCATCCATGATGTATCTTTAGCTAATAATTCCTGATCCGATAATTCGGGATTTTCTCTTCTCATTTCAATAAGTCTTAAACATCCTATATGTTTTAATATATTTCTTAATTTATCAGTAGCCATAATTAATTTATCTTGAATCCCATCATTATTTACAATAGTAAATGCACCCCCTATAGTACTCATTATATATATTATTATATAACATTTTTTAAGCATAATATAGAAGTAAAAATTGAATATTATTTTCAAAATATATAAAAATGATTCTTGGAGGACATGGATACGTTTGCATTAATTCCGAAAAACTTATTACTAAATATTTCGAAATTGATTCATATACAGATGCTTTTAGGGAGCTTTTAATTATAAAAAAACTAGCTAAACTAAATATTAATGTTCCAACATATCGAAAATTCAATGTTGAACTAAGCACTCATCAAATAAAAAATATTGTAGATGAGGATTTCTATGTATCCAAAACGCTTTCTATAACTATGGAAAATTGCGGAAAAGAATTATATAAATATGTATTTTCAGATGAAAGAGAACTTATTCAAGTATTTTCTGATTATTTTGGAACATTGAAATGTATTCATTCAAATGGAATTGCACATACAGACTTAAAACATAATAATTTAATGGTGCATCAAAATAGAGGAATTGTAATAGATTTTTCAACTGCATGTAATAATAATACAAAATCAAATTATAGTAAATGTTTTGCTTATTCTGTTATGGCTCCTCCTGAGTTGCGAGATAAAGAAGAAATTCTTACGGAATATAATATAACGAAATTGGATGCTTGGCAAATGGGATTTGTATTATTTAATACTATTGTTGAAGATGGTATTAAAAAAATAGAACCAGATTATAATAAAATTTGTCTTTCATACAAGTTTAAAAAAATAATATCTAAATTCTTAGATGAAGTGAAGAATTATAAATATATCAAAACATATAAGAAAATAATTCTTGGACTTTTGGAACAAGATATGGATATGCGGATGACAATGGCACAAGCATATAATGAACTAGGAATACTATGTAATCGAACGGGGATTTTTAGACATGAAATAGATTATTCTATTATACCAAAAAATATTATAAATAAATGTAATTTTATTGAAGCTGATAAAATTATTACGAGATTTTGTTTATTATATATGACTAATGGTATAAATCGTATGAATATAGATGGTATTGAATCTAGAATATCTCTAATTTATAATAAAAACATCGTGAAAAGAAGTATAGACACTATATGTCATGCTGTTGTAATATTACTTGCACAATATATGTATCTATATGATTTTCAATCTGATGACTTGTGTCGTGATTTACAACGCGAATATGAAAAGATTTTTATATTTGATGAAGAAATATCTAGCTTATTAGTTGAACATAAATCAATGGATGATATGCACTCAGAAATTCTACGAGCTATGTCAGAAATATGTGCATTTCATGAAGATTTATTTGAATATAACCATGATATAGATAATTAATTTTTTTTAAAAAAAATTGATTTATGAAAACTAAATATATAAAAAATGGATGGAAAAGAAAACACTAATGCTATAAATTATAAAGAA